TGAAAGATTAGAGTATTCAAGAGAAAATACTACATTAAATTATTTTTATAATAAGTTTAAAAACTTTAAAAATATAAACCAACTTATACCTCTTAGTAAACTTTATGAATCTTGTGAAAAAGTATATGAACAGGTAAAAGAAACTATACACTTAGACAAACCATCAGGTTTTGATTTTTATAATAAGACTGCAACTAATGTTTTCTTTTTACTTGAACAAGCTGGATTGGGTATTTTTTATGATAACTTTAATAAAATGTTTAAACCTCGTAACTCGAGGTACAACACAATAGATAATACAGTACTAACCTCATATAATTTATATAATGCTACTTCTAGACCTACTAATGCTTTTAACAGCGTTAATTTCGCTGCAATACCTAAGGGAAGGGACTATAGATCCTGCTTTAGGCCGCAAGGAGACTATTTTGTTGAGTTGGATTTTGACGGGTACCACCTTCGTTTACTTTGTGATCAGATTAATTACGGTCTTACAGATGAATCAGCTCATGAACAGTTAGCAAAAAAATATTTTGAAAAAGATGAAATTACAGAAGAAGAATATAATCAAGCCAAGCAAATTAACTTTCACGCAATTTATGGAAAAATACCAGAAAGATGGGCTTTCCTTGAAATCTTTACGAAGATTGATGACTATATCAAAAATTTGTGGAAAGGATACGAAAATGACGGAAAGATCCTGGCACCTATTAGTGGAAAACCATTTACAAGAGAGTTAAAAGACATGAATCCACAAAAATTAATGAATTATATCATGCAATCGCTTGAAACCTCAAGAAATATTCTTATATTAAAAGATGTACTAAGATACTTAAAAAATAAAAAAACTAAGTTAGTCTTATACACATACGATGCATTATTATTCGATTTTTATAAGGAAGACGGAAAAGAAACATTAGAAGAACTAAAGGAGATATTGGAATCGGGAGGTAAGTACCCAATAAAATTTAAATATTCCAAAGACCTTAGTTTATAAAACAAAAAGATATTTATAAATGATAGAACAACAAGTTATAGCGGCGTTCGATTACGACATTGAACCGTTAGATTTATACGACGATATGAGCAACAAACTTTTCTGTACTTTTGCTACCGAAGAGACTTTAGAAGGAGTCTTAGAGGAGATCCAAGAAAGGTATAAAATAATCTACAACAAAATTTTTGTACTATATTCAAAATCGCAAGATGAGTATATATGTACGTATAATGTAGATTTCGGTAATGTAGGAACATTTATAGATAATACTATTCTTGTTCATAGAAAGAAAGAATCTAACACTCTATATACAATCAACGCATTAAACACTTTGATTAAAGAACTTAATGAAGGTGTATTAGATACAAATTACCGCATCAACTGGACAGATTATAGAAACTGTATACTATTAACTAAAGGTCCAGAACTCAAAAGAGTGAATACAAAACTTTATAAGATTATAGAGTTGGAGAACTAAAAAAAAGTTCTTATATTATTAGTAATAAGTTATAAATTAAAATTAGTTATATGGATTTAAATGCTATACGCGCAAAGCTTGATTCGTTAAATAATAACGGTCAGCAAAGAGAAAAAACGGATTATTCCACAATTTTTTGGAAACCACAACTGGGCAAACAAACAGTAAGGATTGTACCTTCTGTATATGACCCTGCATTCCCTTTTAAGGAATTAAAATTTCATTACGGTATTGGAAAATACCCTATGGTTGCTTTATCAAACTTTGGTAAACAAGACCCTATTGAAGAGTTTGTAAAAGAACTTAAGAAAACTTCTGATAAAGACAACTGGTCGTTAGCTGGTAAGATATCACCTAAGACTAGAATCTTTGCTCCTGTTGTAGTAAGAGGAGAAGAAGATAAAGGAGTTAGATTATGGGGATTCGGAATCACTATCTATAAAGCATTGCTTGCTTTAGCAGAAGATGAGGATGTAGGAGACTTTACCGACGTTATAAACGGATGGGACTTAGTAGTAGAACAAAGAGAAGGTAACCCTTATCCTGAAACTACTGTAAGAATCAAGCCTAAACAAACTGCTCTATCAGATAATAACGATTTAGTAGATACTTGGTTAAAAACTCAACCAAACCCAGTAGATGTACACACTCAGTACGAATACGATTTCATAAAGAAACAACTTCAAAATTATCTTAACCCAGGATCAGCCGAGGAGACAGCTCCAGCAGCAGGTGCTGAAAAAGATACGCCAGAAAGCCAAAGTCCTCAAAAAACTGACTTTACTTTAGAGACAGCTACAGCTGGCAATAAAGATACAGTGAGCAAATTTGATGATTTATTTAACGAATAATGGCGAAAAACAAAGAAGTACAAGAAAAAGCGACCGCTGCAGTACGTAAGTCGTTTAATTTATCGAACTTTAAAAAGAAGAAAGGTTATTCTAACGCTTCTATAAAATTTAAGGAGCAAGGTTGGATTCCATTATCTAAAGCCTTTCAAGATATTACATCCTTACCCGGTATTCCTACCGGACATATCACTCTATTGCGTGGACATAGTGATACGGGCAAGACAACTGCCTTATTAGAAGCTGCGGTGAATGCTCAAAAAATGGGCATTCTCCCGGTCTTCATTATCACTGAGATGAAATGGTCTTGGGAACATGCAAAAGAGATGGGACTACAGTTTGATGAAGTAAAAGATGCAAACGGGAATGTAACGGACTTTGAAGGACATTTTTTATATGCCGATAGAGGTACATTAAATACTATAGAAGATGTAGCCGTTTATATTGCTGATCTATTAGACGAACAAGCTAAAGGTAATTTACCTTACGATCTATGTTTTCTATGGGATTCAGTAGGTTCAGTACCTTGTGAACTTTCTGTAAGATCAAATAAAAATAATAATGAGTGGAATGCCGGTGCGATGTCTACACAATTTGGTAATAATCTTAATCAAAAAGTATTACTTTCTAGAAAAGAGACATCACCTTATACAAATACTTTAGTTGCAATTAACAAAGTATGGACTATGAAACCTGAATCACCTATGGGTATGCCTAAACTTCAAAATAAAGGAGGTATGTCTATGTGGTATGATGCTACACTTGTAGTTACTTTTGGTAACATAACTAATCCGGGTACATCTAAGATCAAAGCGATCAAAGATGGTATGCAGGTAGAGTTTGCCAAGAGAACTAACGTACAAGTTGAAAAGAATCATATAGCAGGTGTACAGTCTAGAGGTAGAGTAGTTATGACTCAACACGGTTTTATAGCTGATGATAAAAGGGCTATAGATAAGTATAAGGACGAGCATAAAGAACACTGGTTAAAACTAGTTGGTAGTTTAGACTTTGATTTGGTTGAAGAAGGAGATTTAGAAGAAGATACAATTACACCAAATTTACTAGACTAGTGGCTTATCAAAATATTCTAAAGAATTTAAAGCAGACCCCACCCCGAGCACTAAACGATCACATCCTGATCGTTGATGCGATGAACACTTTAATTAGATCGTTCTCGCTGCTCAAGGCGATGAACCCATCAGGCTCCCACGTAGGTGGTCTGGTAGGGTTTCTTCGTTCCTTGGGGTATGTTACTAGAATATTTGACCCAACAAGAGTTGTAGTTGTGTGGGACGGTAAAGGTGGATCAGGAAATAGAAAGAATATTGATCCCAACTACAAAGCACAGAGAGCTACCTCAAGAATTACACACTGGGGCTTATACGATACCAAAGAAGAAGAGACTGAAGCACTAATAGGACAGTTATTTAGAACTCAAGATTATCTAGAGTGTTTACCGGTACAGCAAATGGTGTTAGAAAAGTTAGAAGCCGATGATATAATGGCATATCTGGCAAAAAGAGCTTCCTTAGCCGGTAAAAAAGTAACAATTGTATCATCTGATAAAGATTTTCTTCAGTTAGTAGATAATAATATAGAGGTATATGCACCGGTTAAGAAAAAAACATTTACAAAAGATAATATATTTGAGGAGTTAAAAGTACTTCCAGTTAACTATAATCTTGTAAAAGCACTATTGGGAGATAATTCAGATAACTTACAAGGAGTTAAAGGATTAGGTATAAAAACCGTAGTAG